GGACCATCCCAAATATGCCCACTTGGCCACTAGTTGTACAACCAATCGGTGGACCATCTTTGGCCAACTTCCCAAAAGGCACTAATCTAACATCAGCAGCTCCAACTTCAACAACTACAATTGTTCCAGAACCTGCCACTGGTTTCACTAACGTACCCACACCAAAATTTGAACCGGACCCAGAATTCATCAAGAAAATGGTTCAAGAAGGCAATTTCTCAGCGCTAACATATGAAGAATTGAACACCTTACCTGCTGACACCTTAGAGATTGCTGCAATCAACCTTATTCCTCGTTGGGAGCGTTTTGCCGAGGCTGATGAATTGCAAGGGGAGTATAACCACATCAACAACAATTTCCAAAACTTAGCAAACCATAAAGTGTTCATGAACACATTATGTGCTTGCGGGGATGTTGAGAGAGTACCTCAAACACCACCTGGAGAACCGCCAGGTTGGTGGGAAAGCATTGTAGCAGAGGCCTGTGCCACGCCATTGCCGAAAAAGCGCAAAGACTGGCCGAAGTTCATGAAAACTTTAGGTCTAAAACAAATTCCCGGTCTTGAAGCCCATGTTCTCAACCGTAAGCCTAAAGCTAATGCGCAGAATGCAACACCACAGCCAATTGTGGATTCGCCTGCCACGACACGAGTCAAACAAGATTTGGCAGCAACTGCAGTTGCATTGCAGGAGATTGTCAATTCTCTCGAGGGTGCACCTTGTGAACGGTGCCTTCGTATTGGTCGATTGTACATGGACGTTAAGGGTGAAGAACACAAATTGTGCAAACCATGCCGAAAAACTTCAGCACTAGTGTTGACCAGAGTCCCAAAAGCCAAAGCCAAAATCCCAACACCAACCACTCCGCCTTCTGAAGACGATGAACTCCCCGTAAAAGTCAATTGGACTGAAGAGCAACAAGAGCAGTGGTTAGCAAAGAAAGCAAAGGAAGACAAAGTTGTTAACAAACCAACTACACCAACTGTTGTACGTCAATCTGTTCAAAGCATAGCAAAGACATCCGAACAAAGGGGTCTGCAAAAACATCCCCTTGGTGGTTTCAAGACGAAAGAAGCCGAGTTGCAATATTTCTTGGCAAAAGAGGAAGAACGAATATTTGCTATCCCAGCTTTAGTTGCACAGATGCGCGAAGGGAAAAGTTCTAAATTTGGCAATCGTGCTGGTGCGAAATTCAATGAAATGCAGCAGTGGTTTAATCTGCCGAACACTCCTGGCAAAACGGCACTAGATCTATGTGCTGCGCCCGGAGGTGCAACCAAATTACTTTTGCACAAAGGATATCGCGTGGTAGCAGTTACGCACCCGGACGGTTTCAAGTTATTCCCTGAATTGATTAACAATAAGGATGTTGACGTGCATATGGAAGATATTCTCAAAACAACGCACTTTGAGTCTCATTTCGTTAAGAAAAAACCGCAAATTGTGTTTGCAGACGGAGCCGTTCCCGGTTTAGAATGCGGTTCTGTAGATCAAGAATCTCAAAATTTTGACTTATTGTTAATGGAAACAAAGTTAATATTGCGCAATTGTGCACGAGAAGGTTCTGCTGTTCTTAAATTCTTTAGCGGTTTGACAGAAGACACTAGAGTAATTATTGGAAATTTATCTGAAGCCTTTGCAGAATGGGACATTATTAAACCTGATAGCAGCCGACCTGGCAATGCAGAATTATACTTTGTCGGTAGAGGTTTCAAACCGAGTTTAGGCAATAAAATTTTGAACGCTCTTAATGCCAAAAATTGTTTTAACTTTTCATCCTCAGTGCGTTCAAAAATTCTTAAGCTAGCAGAAAAGAGATTAAAATTTCTGCAAACGATGGTGTATTTACCACCAGTTTCATTGACGGCTCAGCACATTCAATTCAAACATTCCATTCATTATAATAAGTTCAAAGCTATCGCAGATGCCCGCAAGGCAAAATGGGGCGACAGGTTTTGCATTCCTGATGTGCAGTGTGGTCACTTCCTTCGTGAAATGGTCACAAATTATAAATTAGCCAAAGCTACAGAGGACAATTGGTTTTACGAATTGCACACTAAGTTAGCCGAACGATATAACAAATTGCAACCATTACGCACGTACCAAAACTTCCCTATCAAGATTCATCAAGCTGTCACAGGTGCTGGGAAAACTGTTGAAATTGAAAAGAAGTTCGACCCATGGAAAGACCGTTTCATTTGCCCATTTAACAAACTTAGAGATGATTTTACTCGGGCCATTCGAGAGAAATTTCCGAAAGCCACACATGATTTTGCTTTCACAATGGACAACGCTTTATTAAGAGGAGATTGGGCTTCCGTCCGGAATGTATATGTTGACGAGATGACTTGTTTGCCAATCCAATGGTATATTCTACTCATGACTCTCTCGCCACAAGCAGTAATCCATCTTAGTGGTGACGTCCATCAAACTGGTTACATGGACAAGTATGGGTATATGAGTGCAAATGCGGCGATTATTCATTGGACCGAATTCTTACCAGCCCCGAAGGTCAGTCTCGAAACTAGAAGATTTAGTGCAGTTATTTGCGATCTATTGCAGAACGTTTGTGCTTACGAAATTTATCCAGCTAAAGATTCTCGTTTCACTCGTGGTGATCCTCCAACCAAATTGACACGTTCAGGAATGGATGACAGGATAATGGATGCTGATCTAAATATTGCTTACACAAATAAGACTAAGAAGCATCTAATGGAAATGAACATCCAATGTTCAACAGTAAAGGCCTGTCAAGGCCAAAGCGTCCAAAAGGTCAACTTGTTCATGTCAAATTCTAAAGGAGACCGTGACTTGTACTCCGTTCGAGAACTGAACATTGTAGCACTTTCGCGTGCCTCGCATCATTTGAATATCGTTGATGCTGACGTTGGCACACTAAACAACATTGGTTGGGGCTTGGAAGTAATCCCACTCAATCATGAAATCACTACTGGACTACCATTTGTCCCGCCAACACATGTTGTGGAAATGCATCCGTTGTTCGAACCACCCAAGAAAGAAGTAATTGGTAAGGATGCTGAGTTTGATGCTCATGTACTCGAGACGAGCTTGCCCGGTGAGGGTTTAGACCTTCGAGTGCAAAAATATGCTTTTGACTTCAGCTCGCCACTTAGTCGCTCTGTCATTTCAGCTGGTGCAATCGTCAAAACTACACCCGAACTAAAACGTCGACTAACTTACAACGCTTACGGTAAAGCATACACATCCAGCCCGCAGCAAAGTTATTTCACTGCATTGAATCGCATGGCAAATTCTTCTTCCACTAAAGGTATGATGTCGATGCAAGCCACTCGCTCTGTTGCGGATGCTGCCCGTAAAAAGTTCTTACGTGATGATATTGACTTCGAATTGTTTCACATGAGGCTTGGAGAATCAGTTATGAAAGTCTTTGACAAGTACAAGAAGTCAGGACGTTTGAAGGACCTTGAGCCAATTGACTACACAGTTCACGGCATTATCCGAATGTTCATTAAGGCACAAACAAAAATTAAGGATGACATGGATCAAGCTCATCCTGGATGGGAGAAACTCGATCCCGCCAAAGTTAATACAGTGTTTGGCAACAAAGCCGGGCAGCCAATCTTAGCCTGGGCGACCGAATTGAACACAGCCTTCTGCGCTTTCTTCCGAACAATGGAAAGCATGTTAATTGATAGTTTGAAACCTGAATTCATATATGCTAATGGGCTCAATGACCAGCAAATCGAAGACGCATTGAATGGACTACCACCATGGATGAAGGCATTATGTTGTGATGTTTCAGAATATGATTCAAGACAACAAGTTCTAACACAAGAAGCTGAGTATGTTTGGTTCCAGATGTTATGCCCTAATTCTAGTTTGGATGACTATTACCATTTCCGACGAGGAATGCGTGTTGTTAACAACATTATATCCTTTTACTCAGGAACGAAGAAGAGTTCGGGTGAACCAGCTACTCTTTATGCAAACACAACATTGATAATGATCGTTATGTTTTTGCTTTGCCCAACTATGATCGCTGGTATTTTCAAAGGTGATGATAGCTGCTGCTTTTTCAAAGAGGCAACACCACCAACGCCTAATATACATGTTGCTTCGAAATTGATCAACTGCGAATTCAAACAGTATGTCACGCAAATTCCAGAATTCTGTAGTTACATTTACGGCGGCGGAACGTGGGTTTACAACATGAAAACTTGGGCCAAGAAATTGTTAGATCGCAA